CTTGCACTTAAAAACACATGGAAGTGTGATAGTCTTATACTTGATGCATTAAATAAATTAGATATCTCAACAATTGATTTTAATGATATATTCTCTATATTTAGTAACTTTGATTCTCAAGCACTTAGTTCCAAAAAACCAGTTTTTGAATCCCAATCTGATACTTTCAGATCATTTGAGAATATTTTAGATAACTGGGAGCAAGTAAGAACTTCCCCGGCTTATTCGCACATTAGGAGATTATATATACTTCTATTATCATCAAATTTGCTTTCTTCTCTTAATTTAACCTTTGATAAACAAGGTTATTCTGTTCTTGAAGCTGCAATGCTTAAAAAAGATGTAGAGTATGGCTCAGATGGAGCTTTTTTGCATCTCTTAAAAGCTTCTCTATTTCTAGTTAAAACTGGAGTTTCAATCTATCAAAATCAAAATCCTTATGCTTTGTTTTTCTCTGATCATAAGCAAGATGTGTGGTTTAAAATGCACTCCTGGCTTATGTCTTCAAAACCTTTTCTCAAAGATCCTTTGCATGATAAAGCTCCACTTGACCCTTATGGTAAGAGTTTTTCAGAATCTCTTTATTTATGCAATCTTGATACTTGTATTGAACAGGGTAATGTTATGTTAAATTACATTAACGTTAAGTGCCCGAAACAATCTTTTTATTTTCAAACTAAATTACTAGAGGTTACAACTCTAAAGTCTAATTTGTTAACAAAAGCTGCTTGTGATACTTCACGTGATTTACCCTACTCTGTTTTGATCCATGGCCTTCCCGGTGTAGGTAAAAGTACATTAACAAATATTTTATTTAAAGTATTTGCTGATTTAGTTATACCAGGATATAAACCTGCATATCAATCTAATGATAATTATAAATATATCCGTAATTTCACATCCAATTTTGGGATGGTTTTTCGTCCTCAATGTGGTGTGTTATATTAGATGATATTGCATTTCAATCCTTGGGTATTTCTGGTCAAGGAGATCCCTCTTGTTTAGAGTTCCTTCAGATCGTTAATACTGTTCCTTGTATTCCCGATCAAGCAGCTCTAGAAGATAAAGGTAAAACTCCTTTAAGAGCAAAGCTAGTTATTGGTACTACAAATACCAAAAATCTTAATGCTTTTAATTATTATTCTTGCCCATCTGCAGCCAGAAGAAGATTTCCTTATATTATAACTTGTACGGTTAAGAATCATTTGTGTCTCCCTGGTTCAACTCAACTTGACACCTCGAAAATAGATAGACATCGTGATTTTATTGGATCTCTTGAAAATTTTTGGCATATTGATGTTGACTTTATTTCAGTTGATCCAAAAGATCCAACTAGAGTGCAAGAAAATAGAGTCTTCACTTCTGGAAGCATTCAAGATTTTATTGTCTTCTATTGTAAAACTATTAAAAATCATTACACTAAATTACAATCTCTTAAAGAATTTGAA